CTCAGTCAGAAACTGAACTTTATCCCCATTTGGGGTCGCGTGCGACTGCAACACACACGTTTTGAAAGACCCACAAGATTCTACGCACCAGCTGGAAGGCTGGCATAGTAATCAAGAGTCGGACACATCAACCACCACAAACACGTGTAGTCGACACCAGACCCCGCGTACGAGGTGACAGTGGCGACATCAGTGAGTGTGTTTGCTGTAGACTGCTTAAAGAGAATCTCGAGAAGAGAACACTCCAAATTGGTCTGATCGGCGGGATTACCGCCAATCGCAAATGTGGGATCAGTGAAGTTGAAATTGTACCCAGACAGATGTGGCTGATTCCAAGAAATAGCTCCATTAGTCTGAGTGTTGGTGAACGCGGCCCCACCCTGGCCGGCACCATACGACAAATTGATGAATCGTGTGGTGGCACTGGCTGTCACGCCAGCGTTCTGTGAACTGGTGGTGCGCCCCAACCTCTCACCAGCGTTTGTAGAATCAGTTATGCGCTGAACGCGCACATCGCCTACATACGGATAGAGATCGGCTGAAACGTTTGCACTGTAATTGACTCCACCACGAAAAGCTCCATACATCATTGCGACGTACGTGAGCGGGTGTGTCGGTGCAAAAGTGAAAGGTGCGGTGCCAGTACCAGCAAGGATCTTGCTGGCAGTGGACTGTCCGCTGGGATCGTACCCAAACATCGGTGGCAATCGTGAATACGACTTACCGAACCAGGCAAACCTTGTCGCCGATGAAGCGAAAGGGGTGCTGCAGTCATACAATGACATGCGATGTAGTACGTTCCGGAGGGAGACAATACTTTCTCCGAAATTGAGCGCGTAACGGTGCGGGTGTTGACCACCAGCATCACCGAGCGTCTCTTCAGAAGTAGTAATGTCCACCTCGTCTCGTGCTTGAACCGCGAAGAAAGAGGGTGAAATACCATTACTTGCGGACTCACCAAGGGAGGTGCGTGGATTAGCAAACTCCAAATTCTCTGCGCCACGAGTCGTAATGAGGACTGTGACGTTTTGAGGAGTTACTGGCGACATGAGTGGTGTTAGGACGGACACCAACAAAAGACCATTGTCATAGTCGATGTTGGAAGGCAGTGGGTTGCCGACCGTCCAATTGTCCCGCACAATGCCGCGCATGCGAGACCATGCAACCGCCTGGTGGTACGGAACTCGCAGTGAGGCCTGTTGTTCTCTCCAATATCGAGGATGGTGGTGTACACAGTATTCTCCGGCAGCGCAGAGGCGCCGCCAGAACCCAGGGGGTCCCAAGCGATCTTCAATCGACCCTTGTGAAACTTTGTACATACCACCTCAATGTCAAACACAATGTCACCACGCCAGTGTGTGAACATCATGCCCAGGTACGACATGGGGGTGTGGTACACGCGATGAGCGCGCAACACAGAGCCGCCGTCAAGAACCTGGACACGCGAAAACAACATAGGACTGACGTTGGCATTGAACAGCACCTCACCAATGGCATCAGTGGTGGACCACCCAGTGGTTGTCAACACTGAAGGGCGTGTGACGATGCTCTTGATGCTCATCTCGTCTGCATCTCCAATCCCATGGAGTGTGGGATCAACTGAAAGCTCTTGCTTTGGATCGAGCGTCAGTTTCTGGATTTGCGCACCTATTTCAGAACTCGCGATGGGCGGTCCCGGTGTAGGCATGCGTGCAGGAATGTCCGTGGTGACGGGCGTGTTGGTGAAACCAAACATGGACGCAATGTCGGCGAGGGCGCCAGCTCCAATGGAGGTAGCTCGCGCAAACTTACCAATGACAGGGACGTCGGCAAGATTACGCCCTACCTGAGCCACAGCACTCGCAACGCGTGAGACAGGACCGTCGTATTCGTCGCGTGCCTGCACATGGTACGCAGCACTGGCGGGACTAGAGACAGGAGACAGCCATGAGGCTGCCTTCTGATCTGGCCCACATCCGAGCACATTGCGAAGCCAATGCCAAGCACGCAACACAACGTGGTCACACTCAGCATCAAGGCTGTCAACGGAATCACGGGACTGGAGAGTAAGCTCTGCGGTAGAACCACTGAACTCAACATCCTCGAGCCATGCAAACGTATCGACAGTGACCGCCGTGGACCCAGTAGCACTAGCAACGCCCAGAGGAGCATTAACGTAGTAGTACAGGGCACCCATCGTCTTTGCAGGTGCAGCAGTTGATAGCCGTAGCCAGTTACGCTGGTTGAAGAAGGGTAAAACCATCTCACCAGCCGAATTGTCTGAGGGGTGAACCCAAACTCCTGGCAGTTGACTCAATGGGACCATGTATGGCAAAGTGGAAACCGAGTTGGTGCGGATCATATTCTTGCGATCGCCAGTATCAGCCGCATTGACATTTGGCTGGTAGGCAACGCGCATCAGACCGAAATGGAATGGTGTGGCGTTGATCACAATCTTGACGCACAATCTCGCACGCAGAAAAGCATAATTACTCAGCTTCTGTTTGATGACGGCGTTGTTCAGGTAGAGATGCCATGGCTCAATGGTGGAGCCCACATACCCCACTAAGTCCGACGTGGACCATGTGCGAGTGTCAATCAAAGTTGGACGGCTCAAGAATTTGGCCAGAGAAGTGTTGGCAGTTGCGTTTTGGGACGCGATGGGATTGCTCCCTGCCTCAACCTCAGTGACTGTACCCGAACTGTTGTCCACAAAGGTGACAGTCTCACTTGTCGTTGTCAGACCCGTGGGGTGAGTTGTATCGCTGACATCGAGCGATTGAAGGGTAAAGTGGATATTACTCATCCAAGAAGCACACTTCTTTTGCTTCAGGGATGGAGTGGTACTTTTAGTGACCACCTCAACAATATCTCCCAGTACTTTCGGGAGCTGTTTATCATTTTTCTGAAACCTGTGATAAGAGTCAGTGGTCGGCTTAGACCAAAGACAATTGTAAGCTTTGAGCCTACAGCGCCGCGGAGGCGCGGTGAAATCGTTCAACCAACGTATCATACGTCGGAAACGTCGACTTCTTCACGTAAAAACAGAAGGGCTCAGCTTGGAGCAACTTCGAGAAAAATGAACTTTTTTCTTCAAACTTTTCGCGACCGTAGAAGAAGTACTCACTGATAGCACTCTCCACAACGTCGACCATCTGCTTCTCACGGCTGACAGTCTGCGATGGTACCCACATGGTCAGGGACTTGATAATGGACTCCTCCTCAAGAGGTGCCATCCAATCACCAACCTCATCGTTCCACACCCACTTGCGCTTCAAGAAGGACACCTCATCAATGTGAATGTAGGGCTTGCTCTCCGCACTCTTGTCAGCCATTGTGTATTCAACACCAATGCCAGCGAAAACCTGCTGGATGGCAGTGTGGTTGAACCACGGGGCGCTCTCACTTACTCCCGCTGTGTTGTCGTCACCATAAGTGAAAAGACTAACACGTTCGCGGAAAGTGGCAACTTCGTGCTCGGGGTTGAGCTCGCAATACGCATAGCGCATGTAGAGCGCATTCACCAAGGAGTTGATGATGACTGTCAGGGGGTGGCCGGACGGGTTTGTGCCAAAGAACTCCACAAGGTCACCATCGATGTTGCAGATGGAGAAAGCGATGTCCTCGCCAATGCACATCAGTGCACGCAGATCAGTGTCCGCGAAACCAGCAGCCCGATAGACGTCGACGATAACGTGAAAAGCTGCCAAAATGAAGTCAGCGAGCATACGCTTGTCATACTTGCCATAGTCACCTGCAATGAGACGATCGAGACCATGCTTGACTAGCCATGCACGGATCTGACCCCACTCTTTTGACTGGGCAACAGTACCAGGACCAGCTTCAAACACGAACTTGTTCTTCTGCACGAGGCGAACAAACGGTAGGAGGCGGCGTCTCACCACGAGGCTCCAATCGACAGGCGCACCTGTAAAAAGGCGCGTTTTTCCCATGGCAACTTTCGCCAGTGGAGTGGCTTCATCCTTGAGATGGCCTGTGAACACTGGATACGCCCGTTTGCCCTCCTTGTACAAGGCCTCGATCTGCTTGACTCTCTCCCATATTTCAGGGGTGAAATCCAAAGCATCGGGCTCTGTCTCGGTAGGGGCAGGGCGGAGAAACT